CACTACGATGGGGTATTGACTTTAATGTACCTCTTCTGCTAGAGTCAAAGATAGGTGATAATTGGCTTGACACTAAAGATGTTATCTGATATAACTATCAAACTTTCAAAATGTATAAGGAGATAAACATGACACAAGTAATGACTATAGACACTAATAACTTCGCAGCAATGGCTTCAGCTATGGGCATTTCATCTGAAGGTGGCACTGCAAAAAAGCAGTCCAGTACACTGGCACGTCTTCGTCTTAACCACTCACCCATCTTGGGCAGTGATAAGATTCTAGTAAAGGGTGGTACGTATAAGCTGGACGTTCCAGATGGTGGCACATACTATGGCTCATCTATCAAGATGCGTCCATACCTACAACGCTTTATGTATAAGCGTTTCATCAAGGGCATGGGAGACCAGCCAAACCGTTACGTTAAGACTGTGATGGCTAACGACTTGAACATTGACCTGAAGGACAATGATGGTGGATTTAACTGCGGCAAACCTGCTGGTTACATTGCTGACTTCAAATCGTTACCAGAGAAAACACAGGACTTAATTAAACAGATTAAGCGTGTTCGTGTTGTGCTTGGTACAGTAGAACTGGTTGATGCTGTGGATGAGAACGGTAATGAAGTACAGGTTGACGAGACCCCATTTATCTGGGAGATTGAAAACCGGGATGCGTTTAAGAGCGTGGGTACTTTGTTTACTAAGCTGAATAAGATGAAGCGTTTCCCTGTTCAGCACACAATGACAGGTAATTCAGAAGAGCGTAAGCTACCTAATGGTAACAGCTTCTACCTTCCTATTGTGTCACTTGACCTGTCAAACACACTTGAGTTGACAGACAAAGAGCAAGACACCTTCGGTGACTTCCTATCATGGGTTGAGAACTATAATGAGTATATCATCAATGCTTATGCAGAGAAAGCTACCAGCAAGAACGATGAGGAACTCGATGATTTGAACATTAATGATGTTGTAGACATCGAAGTTGATGAAGAGGTAGCGTAATGAATCACCCTGCTGAAATGGCGTTGTATCAGTACATGGAAGATGCTGTCAAAGGCACTACTACCATGTCAGATGATACCATCCAACAAGTTGCACAGGATGTATCAGATGCACTAAAGCGTCAGTTCGGTGGGGGCAATAAGCGTGACGGGTTTGGCTTACGTATGTCTAACATAGGTAGGCCATCCTGTCAGCTTTGGTTTGAAAAGAACAGGCCAGAGACAGCGTTGCCTCGCCCTACAACATTCGTTATGAACATGATGCTTGGCGATATTGTTGAAGCAGTGTTTAAAGGTTTACTTAAAGAAGCAGGAGTGGAGTATGAAGATAGCAAAAAGGTTACTCTGGAGTTGCCTGACCATTCTATTTCTGGGACATACGATATTGTCATTCGGGATGCAGTTGATGATATTAAATCAGCTTCAGACTGGTCTTTCAGAAACAAGTTTCAATCCTACGAGAGTCTGGCAAGCGGTGACAGCTTTGGGTATGTCGGTCAGCTTGCAGGATACGCAGCAGCTTCTGGAAAGAAAGCTGGCGGCTGGTGGGTTGTAAACAAAGCCAATGGTGACTTCAAGTATGTACCAGCAGATGGTCTGGATGTAGACACAGAGTTAGTTAAGATTGAAGAGAACATAGACAAGGCATTGAGTAATGACTTGGAAAGATGTTTTGAACCAGAAAAGGAGACATTCAACGGTAAGGAAACAGGCAACCTTGTACTCAACAAGGGATGCACATTCTGTTCATATAGAAAAGCGTGTTGGCCTAACATGAAAGAGTTACCTGCCGTAAAGTCAAAGGCACGTGACCCTAAGATTGTTTCCTACATTAAACTATCAGAGGAATACGATGCCGCCTAACTTTAAACAATTTAGAGCAGCACGTAAGTATGGGTATCGGTCTGGCTTAGAGGTTAAGATTTCAGACTATCTTAAAGAACTAAAGGTTGACTTTGGTTACGAATGTATTAAGATAGAATGGGAAGACCTAGCCTACCGTACCTATACACCAGACTTCGTGCTTCCCAATGGGATAATCATTGAGAGTAAAGGAATGTTCACAGCCGCAGATAGGCGCAAGCACTTAGCCATCAAACGGCAGCATCCTAATCTTGATATACGATTTGTCTTTGAGAACAGTAGACGTAAGCTACGTAAGGGTGCTAAGTCTACCTATGGAGAGTGGTGTGATAAGTATGGGTTTCAATGCTACACACGTATCATCCCAGAAGAATGGCTCAAAGAAAAAGGCAAGAACAAACACCCCGCCTTTATTAAGTTTGGCGGTGGCAAGATAAAAAGGAGAAAGTGAACATGGAAGATGAAGAATACACAGCTATAAAAAGAGATGATTTCGTAGTACGAGTAAGACCCTTTAAAGATAAGAAGGGTTCATGGAATGGTGAGATTGATATAGCGATTATAACCCAACCTGAAAACAGTTTCGATGATGAGGACTACTTTCAACTAACGCACTTCTGTAAGATGCTTGCATCTACTGTGCCTATAATGGAAGACAATGAAGAACTTCGTAGCCTAGTCCATGAATATGTTACAGATATTGTTGACAAGGAGAGGGAGTATCTGGTAGAACTAGAGGAAGGTCCGAAGGTTATTGACAGAGATGATAACATCATCACTATTGACTTTGGTACTACAACGAAAGGGAGTGCATGATGACAAGCTACAGAAACATTATGATGAAGATAGAAGAAGATGCAGAACGGGCTAGTAAAGAAGCCTACGGTAATGTGGACATGGTAAACAGCCCACCACATTATAATGAAGCTGGCATTGAATGTATTGATGCTATTGCTGCAGCATTGGGTGAGGGCTTTGAGTTCTACCTACAAGGTAACATCATGAAGTATCTGTGGCGTTACCGTTATAAGAATGGCACTGAAGACTTAAAGAAAGCACGTTGGTACATGGATAAACTAATCACAGAAGTAGAGGGCTGCTACGATGATAAGAGTTAAGATGTTTATCACAATGGATGTAGACCCAGATGATTACCCTGTACCAGCCGATGAGAATGTGGCAGAGGAAATCGAGGAAAGTATACAAGAATACTTTTACGATATAGAAGGAATACAAATCAAGAACATTAGAACAATACAGGAGTGACCCTATGTTAAGTAACCATTTACCTACAGATTACCAGAACTTTATTGCTCTGTCTCGTTATGCGAGATGGAAAGAAGACGAACAAAGAAGGGAGACATGGAGTGAAACAGTCACACGATACTTTGATTATCTTACTGGGCATCTGCTCACTAAGCATGATTATAAGCTGGCTGATGCATTAAGAAATGAGTTAGAGCAAGCTGTCCTAACACAAGAAATCATGCCCAGTATGAGGGCATTGATGACTGCTGGACCTGCACTAGACAGATGCCATGTAGGTGGCTACAACTGTTCTTATGTACCAGTAGATAATGCACGTGCATTTGATGAGACTATGTATATTCTTATGTGCGGCACTGGCGTTGGCTTCTCAGTAGAACGTCATCACATCGAGAAGCTACCCATTGTAAATGAAGACATGCATCAGACAGATACAGTAATCAAGGTAGGTGATAGCAGACCCGGTTGGGCTAAGTCACTACGTGAACTTATCTCTTTGCTATATGCTGGTCAGATTCCTAAGTGGGATGTATCAGAGGTACGCCCAGCAGGTGCAAGGCTCAAGACATTTGGCGGTAGAGCGTCCGGGCCAGCACCTCTAGAGGAATTGTTTGAGTTTATCATTGACAAGTTCAAGAGTGCAGCAGGTCGTAGGCTGTACCCTATTGAGTGTCACGATATCATGTGTAAGATTGGTGAGGTTGTAGTTGTCGGAGGGGTCAGACGCAGCGCACTCATTAGCCTATCAAACCTGAATGATGACCAGATGGCTCATGCTAAGTCAGGTATGTGGTGGGAAAACGAAGGACAACGTGCGCTTGCAAACAACAGCGTTGCCTACAAAGGGAAGCCGCAGATGGGTACATTCATGCGTGAATGGCTGTCACTGTACGAGAGTAAGTCAGGTGAGCGTGGCATATTCAATCGTAAGTCTGCACAGGTACAAGCAGCTAAGAATGGTCGCAGAGATGCGGAGCAAGACTTCGGGTGTAATCCTTGTAGTGAGATTATCCTACGCCCATATCAGTTCTGTAATCTATCTGAGGTTGTTGCACGGGCTGGTGATACTGAAGAGTCATTAGGTAGGAAGGTACGCCTAGCTACTATTCTAGGCACGTTTCAATCTACACTGACAGACTTCAAGTACCTGCGTAAGATATGGAAGGACAACACAGAAGAAGAACGACTGCTTGGTGTATCACTAACAGGCATCATGGACAATGCTTTACTTGCTGGTAAGGATAGTAAGATAGGTATGAACATTAGCGGATTGCTAGAGCAACTAAAGTCTGTTGCTGTGAATACAAACGCTAGTGTTGCAGCAGAGTTGGGCATACCACAGTC